CCACCCAATAGGCCAAGAGACTGCATCCCCGCCTTGTACCGCATGTCATCGGTGTAGGGGCTGTTCTGGTTGGCGCTCATAAAATCAAGAATGCCCATTGTTAACCTCCAAACCCGGCGAGAAGTCCAAGACCGGCACCGATACCCGCGCCCCATGGACCCGGCGCAATCATCGCGCCTGTCGAAGCGCCCGAAAGCGCACCGCCCAGACCCATGGCAAGGCCGTTGGAATACAGCGGCTGTGCCTGCATACCCGTGGTCGTGCCGCCATAGTTGCCGCCGATCCGGGCCAGATAATCATTCAAAAGTGCGTCCGGCATGGCCTGCTCGTAATTGAATCGCTGCATGTCAGCGTTCAGCACGTTCTGGGCCTGACCCTGACGCTGTGCGCCGACCTGACCAAGCTGGGCAATGTCAACATAATCCTGGTTGGCAAGGCCCGGCGCAAGCTGTGCAGCCTGCATCTGACGCCCGCGCTCGTTCTCGTATGCACCGAACTCAACAGGGGCCAATCCTTCAGTGATGCCGCGCCCAAGGCTTTCGGCATAACCGGCAGACGGGCCACGATTGCCCGCGTTGTAGATCGAATCCACACGCTGGCGCACGTCACCCGCGACACGATCCGACAGCGCCGGAATGGCCTCGTTCATGTAGCCGCCGTTCAGGGTGTCATAAATGCTGCTCTGTGCCGCGAAGTTCAGGGGGTTGCCCTGCATGGCGCGGTTTTCACCGGCCTGCAACGCCATCTCTGTCTGAGGCGCAAAAGGTGTTACCGTCGATTCCGGGAAATAAGCAGGACCGCCGCTGTTGTAGCGGTTCTGAGATTCCCTGAAAATGTCCTGAAGGTAGGGAGCCTGTGCAGACCACGGCTCCGCAACTTTCGTCTGCGTCGTGGTCTGTGTGCCGCTCTGTCCGCCGCCTGACATTAGTAACGTCCTCCACCGCCAAAGCCACCACCTGAACCACCGACGCCGCCACCGGCAACGCCGCCGCCTCTATTCATTCCCGGCCCAAGACCCGCTGGACCGCTGCGCTGACCACCGCCGAAGCCACCACCACGACCGGGGCCGCCTGCACCGTCACGTCCACCCTGCCCACGGAAGGGCGGGCGCTGCGACAATAGACCCTGCGGCTGCATGGGTGCCATCTGGGGTGCCTGTGTGGGCATCACACGCGGCTGCGGTGCCTGGTTGAACATCCGGGGGATGATCGGCGCAGACTGGTTCGTGAACATGCTGTTCTGGGGCATTTGTCCCATCTGGGGCATCTGCGGGCGTCCCTGAAGGAAGCGCGCAGCCCCAAAATTCAATGGACTTCCGACGAAGGGATACATGGTAAGACCTTTCTAAGATGAACTTGACATTGTGTGTAATCAGGGAGAGCGCGAAGCCATCCCTTGCGGCCCATGACTTCGACTGCATCGCACTCGTGCCAAACGGCCCATTCCTCAACGAACGGGAGGTTTTCGCGTAGATCGTCCAGATCGCCGCCCGCAATCACAATCAGGCACGTCTTTTTGCGCGGGTACTGGATCAGCGTTGTTACCGCCACAGACTTTTCCGTGGCCCACATCTGCATATGACCAGCGCGGACGGCATCGAAGATGTCGGACAGTTCGTATTCCCCGTTTCCGTGTGTCAGCGCCTCTTCGATCCTTGAGACGTATTTGGGCCACGCCTCTGTGATCCGGCTTGATGGTACGCCGATCATGGATCGGGAGCCGCGCACGATGGCGGGACGCTGATATATGTGTAACTCATACCGATGCCGTCCAGTACCAGACCGGCTCGCCTGAAGTGGCCCACGTCACGGGGATGACCGTTGATGTCATCGTCCCGGCGTACCAATCACCCACAGACGTCCCCGGCGTTAGCTGCACCTTGGTCGGTGTCCGGCTCAGGCCATGAGTGATGTTGTCAGTCGTGGCAGCGCCAGAGACGGTATGGACGCCCTCGGCCCGCATAACGATTCCGGTATCCAGCCCCCATTGATAGGCTGCGGCGGTCGCAAAAACCACTGGAGCCTGTGTGTGCCAGTGGTTGCAGTCAAACGTGTAATTGCCATTGACAGCGTTCGTTGCCAACGTAATCCAAGAGCCATTTGCGGGTGTGCCATTGTCGGTGTTGCCGATCACGGAACACTGAAGGACGCTGTCTAATTGGAGACACGTACTGTACTGGCCGTTAAACATGCAGCCAGTCACCACAAGTTCGCGCAGATATTCGCCTGCGCTCGCGGTGGCGCGGGCATGGATAGCCTTGGCACCGTAGAAGAACCGACAACCCATAACGATGATTTGACTACCCGATACGGCGGTAATGTCAAGCAACGTGGCCGTCGTATTCGCGAGCGCCGCGCCAAACCAGCAATTTTGAAAGCTGACCCTATCAGCGTCGGTCGATAGAATAACACCGCTAGTTGACTGTTGATCGAATGTGCAACCGATAAATGCCGCATCCAGAACGCCATTGAGCGTGACTGCCCATGTACCCGTATTGACAAAATGGGAATCAACAACGCGGATGCCCTCCACGTCGGAAGAAGTGGAACTGATCTTGAGGCCCCGGCCCGTTCCTGAGAAACGACATCCTCGGAATTTTGCCGCCTGGTTGTTGCCATCAAGTTCGCAAGCGACCAGGGCCGCGTTAGAAACCACAAAATGCGAATTGACAAACTCTAGAAAATCTCCTTCGGCGAAGATTAGCGTACCTGAACTTGCCGAGCCCCGGTACTTGCAACGCTCGAAAAGTGTATCAACCGCCCCCGCGTCAACATCAACTGCTTTTGTGGTCGTGGCTCCACAGTTGAAGTCAATATCTCGCACCACCAGACCAGTGGACGCCTGGATGTTCAGGATCGCCAGGAAATTCCCGCTGGCGGTTAAAGTTGACGCACGGCGGTTTGAACCCTGCAACGTGATTGGAGTTGAACTGTTATGTGTTAAAGGCGCAGTGATCTTGATGGTTCCGGCTGGCAACAGGACAACGCCGCCACCGTTGGCGACGGCTGCGTCCATCGCAGCCTGGACTGCTGCGGTGTCATCCGTGGAACCATCGGCTGTAACACCATAATCCTCTGCTGAGATACTATAGCCATGCCGGGATGCCAGGCGGACCCATTCTGTGCCATCGTAAAATGCGGGAGTAACGCCCGCAGCCTCATCGTTGATGTAGGCCAACGAACCCTCAAAATCCGATGATGACGGCAGCGTTGCCGCCGTGTAACTCGGGAGGGGGACCGCGCTTTCAAGATGCAAGGACAGCAGAAACTCGGAAATCTTGCGGACCCATTCCTCCGTGTCGGCGTACTCCATCGAAACGCCCGATGCCTTCAATGAGACAAGAGATCGTGGAGAGGCAACCATTAGCGCCTCCCCTGTCGAACGAACTCAACGTCAATTCCTTGCGCGTGTGTCCATGCCCCACCCGCTGCAACAGTGGTGGTGAAGTCGTGGTATCTGCCTGAGTTGTTCTGTGCGGTATCACCAATGTCATTCACCGATGCCGCGCTGTCGAAACTCTGCGTATCAAACAAGTCCTCACGACCGGCCACCTGCGTTGTGACAGTGCCGCCGTCAACCAGAGGTCTGACCCTTTGAACCCTGGACAATGCGCCCTTGTTCAATTCCAGCGATCCAGTGGTAAACGTCGCGGCAAGGTTCGATCCATTAAACTGGCCGTATTGGCTAGAGGCATCAAACGCCGCCAGGAGCCGGTCGCCGCCCGTCCATGAAATCGCATCCAGAGTGAACGGGACCGTTTCAAGGTCGGGATACAGCGCACCGACTTCCTCAAGGGTCGTCCCCAGCGAAAGGCCGTCACCGATGCACTCAGCATCAACGTCAGCAGACGACCAACGGTTTTCGGGCCAGTGATAGATGAACAGCTTGTTGGGCGTTCCGCCGCTGTTCCCTGTGCCGGGAAATGACCAAATGATTGTCTTGTTCAGGGGGTCAATGGCGGCGGATACACGGGTGCTGTTGGAAATGTCGAACTGCGCCCAAAACTCGTTGTCCACCTTGTTCTCACCAATCGGGTGAGATTGTGCCCCATCGGAGACATAGAAGCCCTCGTCCGAAATAAAATATGTGAGGCGACCCAGAGACACCACGGAACCCGGAATGGGCGTCCCGCGCTTTCTGTCAATCGGATCGAACCTGAACACGAGCGGAGGGCCTACATACGTCATCCGGTAGATGGCGCGTTCGCAGAAGACCAAACCGTACTCCACACCGCCCACAATGCGCTGCACGTCCCCGCCTTCTTTCAGGTCTTCATAATCGCACTGCGTATCGGCATCAGGGTCAAAGTCGGTTTGGTCACGAATGGCTGACCACCACACGCGACTGCGGGAAACACCATCTGTCGTGTCGTTTGTATGCCCCAGCACGAGGAACTGACCGACAACATCAAGCGTTTTTGCCGTGGGCTTGTTCGTTGACGTAATCATGTCAGCGAAGTTCGCCCCACCGGGAGTGATGGACTGCACCGGATCGTCGTAATTCGTGGCGACGAATGTTTCGCCGAACTGCGTGAACTGCCAATCGGAATCGTCTGACAGGGAATACCCGCCAGCCTTGGAAACATCGTTCCATGTGTCGGCAATCAGGCTGTATAGCTTCGATTCATCCCCGGCATAAGCGTATGTCTGATGTCCTGCACCCACTGCCCCAGAGAAGCCCCTGCAACGTGCATCCAGTGCGCTTGACGTTCCCGAAAGAGCCTTCATGGGCTGATAGCTGAACCTGTCGGGAATGACGTTGGTTGCCACCCTCAGACCGGGGTTGCCGTAGTCGGGGAGGTCGGGGAGCCATTCACCGAAGGGAATGGTTTTCATCTGGCGGCGCTTCATGGCGTGGGAACCTCCGAACGCACCGACGCGCCAACCGGGAAGCGGTCGCGTCTGTCAGACTTCATCACGCGGGCCTTGCTGTCTTCGTACAACCGGCCCCAACGTGCGGCGGCTTCGTCATCCTCCAGGTACATGGCAAGTTCCATCAGGGAGCCATACAACAGCATCCCCCGTGCGTTGGAGAACAGCCAATTCGTGTCCTCATCGGCGGACAGGTCAGTGAACCGCGCCCAATAGAACAGCTTTCCGGTGTGGCTACCGCTTGCGGGATACGGACCAAAGACGAAGTTCTCACCCTCGATCGTGAACGCCTTGGGTGTGCCTTCTGTCCGTGCAATCCCCCGCATCCAGAACTGCTCTGGATTGAGGTAGGTCAGCCGTGATGCGTCGTTATCAAGAACGAACCGGCGAACACCAAGAAACCCCGTGGGCAGTGCTGCGGTCTGCGCTGAAATGGTCACGTCTGCGCTGGTTTCCATCGCACGAACGCGGAGGTCCATGGCAATGCGATCCTGCGCCAGTGCGACAAACTCGGGGATGCGCGAGGTCAGGTCGTCTCGTTCCGCCCAGTTGGCGATGGCGGATTTTAGTTCGCCGTAATTCGTGATGCTCATTGGCCTGTCCTCATGTAGCCTTCAATTTCACTCAAAAGGCCGTGCTGCTCTGGTGACATGAGCCGCATCCAGTTTGCGTAATCGCTATTCTGGAATGTTTGCATGGTGCTGTGGCCGTCCTTCGGCAAGAAGCCAGCGCCCATGAATTGGTCAAGCCGGTGCCTATCGAACCATTCATCGTAGGGCCGTGTTTCGACCGGCCCGCCTTGGCTGTAAGTGCCGTCTTGCGCATAACCGTAGGCGCGTTGATTTATTTCATCCTGAAATGGCGTCATTGACGCGGCCATGCGGTTTCTTAAGCCTGCAAATTTCGGGTCAACGTGCGGCAGATAGTGTGTGAAATCCGCTGCAACCATTCTGCTGAGGTCAGCACCCTCAAAGGATGGGTCAAAGACCTGCACAGTGGCCCGACCGGGAAGGGGGTTATCTGCTTCGCCGGGGGGGTAAAATTCCAGCTTTCGGCCATCGGAAACGCCGTCTGAGCGGCTATCAATAACGGCGAGGTCATAAGGCGCAATCGCCGCGTATTCTGACTGCACCTGACTCGCCAAGCCCGGTGCCAATTCATAGCCCCGCTGATAACGGGCATCATGCGACTGCGGGCCAGCAATGCCTTTGATTCGCTCAACTGCCATCTGTGCAGGTGTCATCATTGGAACAACTCCGCGCTGCCGTCATAGCCGTAACGCTTGGGGGGATGGATGACACGCTGCAAGTGGCTGTCCGGGTGAAAGGTGACTCTAAGCCCACGAGCGCGGGCCAAACCCGCCAGATAGGCAATCGTCGGAACTTGGTATTCATACGCCTCAGAGTTGCCCGGAACGCCCCACACGGCCATGTTTTCGGCCTGGAGCATCGCATAGGCCATCATGTAGGCAATCGAACAACTCAGCTTGCACCCGGTCATCGCCTCCACCTCATTCAACAGATAGGGCGTTGAGGTGTTAATCTCTGGGAACTGCTCCTGCATGATTACGGGGCAGTCAAAGCCGTTAAGGTGTTCAATCCGTGAACGCCACTTCTCCGGGCGGTGTATCTCAAACACCAAGTCGGCTTCGCGGTCAAAAGACTTGTTCATGACCCAGCGTTCGTCGTGTTCGGGTGGGTTGTCCTGGTAGTCTGGATGACCGCCGACAATCAGGATCATTGGCCTGCCTCTGCTTCGTTGGCGTTCATAAGTCCCAGACCCAGAAGCCCGCCCAAGCCACTTGCAAGGAGGTCGCGGCTGTTGATGTTGCGGGGGTCGAACTTGGCGAAACGGCTGCGGGCGTTTGCATCGTTAAACAGAACATACATATCTTGTGGAGAATCCCCGTCTCCAAATGTGTTTTTCAACACTATTCCATCATAGCCTTGGTCCATAAGTGCTTGGCGCACAGGCTCAACATTTCGCATCGGGATGCTTGCTGTTTGGCCGGGTGTGTACTGCTCTATAACGTCATACAATCCTTGAAACGCATCATCGCCTGTCGATGATAAAACATTCTTCCCTTGCCCCTCAATAACAAGGGGGTTTTCCAGCCTCAACCGGGCAGGGTAAACTGTTCCGTTGTTCCCCGCATACATGCTTGCGCCCATATCGTCGCCGCGTGATGAAAACCATGTACCAAGTGAATTCATCCCCTTAGACTCGCCTGTTTGGTTGAATACGCCCTCCCTCATTCCGCCGTGAAATCTGGTTATTTCCTCCAAGTCTCCACGGGGGCTTCCGTGGTAGGCGTCAATCGGGAACAACTCATCTGCCCGCGCCATCTGACTCGCTGTGTCCATGGGCAGGTCATCAGCCACACCTGAAAGCGCATCAGCAACGCTGCCTGCCTTCCCAACAGTGGCCATCACACCCGGCCCCGGCATCAACGCACTATCACCGAACGCCTGCAAATACTCAGGCGACAACCCGCCGTATTCATCAGACACGCCCTGCAATCGCGCCATCTCCTGCGGAATGGTGTTCATGCCGAACCAGCCACTGCCCTCGCCTTGTCCCGTCAGGCCCTGCCAATAGTTATCGTAGGCGGCAAGCATCGGGTCGTTCGGCGTTGTCATGGTCGCCGCGAGCGGGCTTAACCGCTCGTCCATCATGGCACGGCGGGCATCGCCCGTAGGCGGTGCAAGTTGCCTGATACGGTCAATGGCGTATTCAGACGCGGACTTCATATTTTGCCGTCCACGGCCCGCAATTTCTTCCATTCGGGGTCGTTCAGGAACTTGGCGCAAAACGCGCGTTTCTCCTTCGCCTTCCAGCGCATGAAGTCCTGCACCCGAACACCCTTCTGGCGGCACCATTCCATCCAGATCACGGCGGGAATCTCAGCCACCTTCCTGCCGAGCGCCTCGCTGTCGGTCTGACCATCAGCCCGAAAGGCTGCATTGCGGTCGAGGATGCTGGAAACGTCCTGGTGATAGCTGAGATAGGACTTCTCTGTATCGGGGTCGAAGTGATAGCGCGTCTCCACGCCGCCATGCCGTCCAACAGCCTTGTCAGTGATCCAACTCATTTTGGAACCTCAATCTTGCTTGCATGTAACAGGGGCGACCACGGGGAAGCCGACGCGGACACATCCCATGCCCATTGTTCGGAAGCCTCGTCCATCACCACATTTCGTTTCATTGTCAGGTTGCGAAGGCTCAAATAGACCTGCTGCCGAATTTCCCAATCGTAGGGGTACGCATAGAAAGCGTCGATATTCAGTTGTAGCGCGTCTGTCGGTTCCGCCACCAGGAGAGTGTAGGATTGCCCGAACTTGACGTGGCCCCGCCATTCCTGAAGGCCCATCCATCCGTTTGCCACAACGGCAGCGAACAGCACGACCCCAAGGCATAGGCGAGCAATGCGCCGGTAACTGGCATTTGTGCCGGGAAGCCAATCAAGCACATCACCGCACCGAGAATCAAAATCACTGACGGGGCCGCGCGGGTAAAGATCAGCCATAGACACAAACCACCCAATCCAAGGCCAATTAGACCGGCCTCGGCCCAAAGTTGCAGATAATCGTTGTGTGCCGCGCCCGCGTGATGCCCGATCTGGACCTCTACACGGTCAAACAGCGCCAAATGTTCCGCCCCGAAGCGGGGGTAGTGGTAGTTGAACGACCCGAAGCCCTGCCCGAGCAGTGGATGCTCCAGAATCATATGCCCCGTGTTCCACCATAATTCGAGACGGGCCAGAGCCGAACCGCTCACCACGTCCCACGCCTCTGGAACCGCGAACAGTGTCACCACAGGGACAGCCGCCGCGAACACCGCCGCACTTCGCACGTGTGTCCACAGAAGCCACAAAAACAGCCCGTAGAACGCGACAAACTCAATTCGGCTGGGTAGGTGCATCAGATACACCAAACACGCACCCAGCACCCCTAAATGCGCAATCCTGACCCACTTGTGTTCGCTGTTTGATCCCAACCACAGAAGGGGCAACAAAAGCACAACATACTCAGTGGCGAAGTTCTCATTCCCGAAGGAACCGAACCAGCCGAATATCAGTTCAAAGGCCAAGACACCGGCCACACAAAGCCCTGCAACGCGAATGACGGGTTTCAGCCCGTACACCCTCCCGGCAAAGAAACACGCCGCCAGGGGCAGGAGTTTGTGAAGCTGGTGAAGGCTCTGCCGTTGGTCCTCAGACCAGAGAACCGACAGGCAAAGCCAACCCAGAAACAACAGCACGGACGCCGTTACAGCATCCCACTGGAATCTCAGGAACGGGAGCGCGAGGCAGAAGGCATAAAGCACCATCCACTTGGGAAGTTGCCCTGCAATCAGCCCCGGCCACCATGCCAAGGTAGCAAGGAAGAGGGCGGCTGAGATAACCCAACCGCCCAAATCGTCACTGCCCTTCGATGCGAATGACAAGAACTGCGTCAATGTCATTGGTCGAGTAGCCCGACGTGGTAATGGCGATAACATCGCCCTCCACAATCGACTGACCCGACAGGGTGAGGGTGTCCACGTCACCAGCGGCGGAATTGCTGTAAGCAATATCCAGCGTGGTGCCGTAGTCCGTGAATGCCGTGGTCCCGACAGAAGCCACGCTCACAGTCAGAGAAATGTCATGTGTGCCAATCGCACCGAACAGGACACTTTCAATCTGTGCAAGGTCGCCCGAAATCGGGGAGACCATAAACGTGGTCGATGCCGTGGAGACATTCTCCAGCAGGACGGTCAGATCACGGCCAACGGGGATTGTGTCCCCGTCGCCGTTGACCCATTCCGTCTTGCCGGTGTCGTCCTGGCGGATATTCCAGCCCGCAAACGCGAGGCTAGGAACAAGCACCAGGGCGACCAGCAAGGGAAGAAAACGCTTCATAATCACTCCGATCAAGAGGTCGTCAAATCTGCGACGATACCGGAAGCCGCTTCGTTGCGGGATTCAAGCGTGAATTCCACGAGAAGCTGTGAACGCTCACTGTCGCCGGTCTTCGCCAGCTTGTTGGTCGTGAACGAACGCAGGTAGGCCAAGGCCCACATATCGTTCTGGAGAATCCAGCAATCACGCGACCGCATGAAGCGGTTCGGGATCACTTCGAGTTCGCCAAAGTCACTGTCGTACAGATCAATGGAAGCGTTCAGCTTCGAGTCTTCAGCGGTTTTGAAACGGGTTGCATTACCGGTGAAGGTCGAGAACTTCTGCTTGTTGAACGATCCGACATAGATGGTGTCGGGTTCGCCACCGGAGTTCCAGGCAGAAGCCAGAACTGCCTTGACCTGTGCTTCGGTGAACGCCCGCTGTGTACCGTCGGTACGTGCGGTGTTACCCAGACCCGTGCCGTTGGCGGCAGCACCCGTGCCGATGTCGGTGTTGGTGATGACCCACGAGGGCAGTGCGCCCAACGTGCGAGCGGTCGAAACGTCACCAGCGGCCTCGGCCTGCAATGCGCAGATCGTGGCTTCCATGTCGCGCTTGAGTTCCTTACCATTCTTGGCAACCTGGTAAGACAGCTCGTTCTTGCGGCCTGCCTTGGAAACAACCTGCTGCGTACCCGTCACACGACTCACCTTGTCCATGATCTGGCAGGTGTTCGAGAGGCGGACAGTGGCCGTCACGGCGTCGGTGGTTGCGTCAGCACCTTCCTTGACCGCGTTGGAGGTCGAAGCAGCGGCGAGGGCGTCAGTCTGCCACTCGTGCAGAACGGCGGTTGCCTTGCTTCGTCCGATGGACGACATGATGGGACATTCGACCGGCGAGATGTCATAGATCGCGTCGGAGAGGTCTTCTCGGTTGCCTACAGCATCAAACGTGCTGAAGGTATCTGCGGGTTCAATAGCCATTTTCGAGGTTCCTTATTGAGCAAAAATCCGGTTGATCCGCTCTGCGGCGGCATCAAGGCTTCTCGGATTCCTGCGATGGTTGCGACGAGCAGCCGCGACCTTTTCGGCTTTCGCGTCCTCACCATTCCTCGGCGTACCCGGCTTGATTGTCCGGGTAGGCTTGACCAGCTTCTTTTCAGGGCTTGACGAACTGACCTTCTTGCCGTTCACGGCGTCCTTGAGGACACCAATAAGGCGATGGTCGGCCAATGCGCCAATTTCCTGTTCGTTGAAACCACGCTCTGCGAGATAGGTACGCATTTCCGATGCCGCCTGACCCTTGGGGTCTGACAGTTCCGGCCAATTCGTCACCATCCGCTTGTGCTCTTCAGCAAGATGCTGTTGCATCTGTTCCTGCTGCTGGGCCATCTGCTGCTGTACGAGGCGGTTGCGTTCGGCCTGTGCGCCCTGAAGCGCCTGGGTCTTCTGCTGCCACTCTCGTTGAGCCTGCAAATATGCCTGCGGGTTCTTCTGGAGTTCGGCCCAGTTGGGCTCTTTTCCAGTCAACTGCTGTTCGAGGGTTTGGGTAAGGGTCGCGAGCCTTGTGGCCCGTGACTGCAATTCAGCTTCAGCCTCCGTAACAGCCTGCTCGAAAGCCTTTGACTGCTCTGAAAGCTCTGTTGTCTTGCGGGTGTAGTCCTGGGTCCGCGAATAACCGTTCAGGGCTTCCGCCAGTGTGACTTCCTCGTTTTCACCGTTGATCTTGACGGCAACCTTGATGTCATCGAGCGCCGCGCGTTCGATTTCAAAAGCTGCTGCAATTTCATCCAGCGTAGAGGGAAGTTCCGGCTTCTGCTCGTCGGCTTCCGCGTCTTTGGATTCATCCTCAGACTTTTCCGGTTCGTCACCTTCGGCCTTGGCCTCGGGTTCTTCACCTTCGCTGCCCTCTTCCGCTGCCTCTGGGCTTGGCGGTTCGGGTTCGTCGCCAGGAGTCTCGGTTGGCTCTTCTGCTCCGATCAGTCCGGCGATCCGTTCGGCTGCAAAGTTGACACTCTGCGCTTCGTCTCGTGATACCTGCTTGGGTGCCACGACTTCAGGCGCGGTTCCCGCTTCCGGGGTCGCCGCAGTTTCTTCTGACATTTGTCACTCATAATCAGGAACGCCACATTCTGGTTCCAGCCCCTCCCCTTGGCTTTGACCGTGCGCCCTTTGGCGTGGACTGACCCACGCTTACTCAAGTGCCGTGCTCGGGAGTAGCAAATACCGCTGCCGTGAGGCCTGGCGGTCAAAACACGGACTTTTTGCCCGTGATAAGTTCCTTCAATTTCCGCTCTGACAGGTCGCCCTTCTTGACGATGCCCTCAATAGCGGAACGGGTGTGTTCGAGGGACTGCAACCGAAGCCACATGCCCTCCCGAATGTCTGCGTTCTTTGCCTCGGCCCATAGCCGGTGACATTCCGATTCCACCTTGTCGAAGGCCTCTTTCAGAATCTTGTTCTCAAGCAGCGCCTTGGCCTGCTGGCCTCGATGCTGGTCCTTGCGAAGTTCGTCTTCGTCCATGTGCCTCAGATGTTGGCTAGAATGAATAGGAGCGCGTCGTCATCAGGACGGCGGCGCTTTGGTGCCTCACGCTCGGCAACAGTGCCGTCTGTCTGTGTAACCTGGGTAGTATCCAGAACCTTGTCGGTCGGCTTGCCAATGGGAGGGCTGGATTCAACCGTCATGTGCGTTCCAACCGTTCACTTCATCCCAAATCCGCCCGTCTTCGGTCACGAAGCTGTGCATCCCGAAGTTGGTGGCAATCTCCACTAGGCCAGCGTCGGTGCTGCCTGTTGAACGGGGGTACACGTCGAACCACGTTCCGCCTTCTTCGCGGGTGTAGCGTTCCATGTAGCTAGTCGTCATCTTCCACCACCGCGCCCATGATTGAACCTTCGCCGTCACGCTCCAAATTCACACGACGGCGCTTGTTGCCGTTCAGAATGGTGATGTTGGGCATCGGCGCTTCCTTGGGCGTCTCAGCGGGCTTGTTTGCGGCCTGTGCGGCCAATCCGGCCTTCTGCTGCGACTCCGATGCACGAAGTCGGGCGTTGAACTCGGCCTCTTGACGTTTCAGCGCCATTTCCTGCGTGAACTTCTCGCGGTCCATCGCCATTTCCTGCTGATGTTCCTCGCGCTTCATCGCCATTTCGTTGGCGGCTGCGGCTTGCTCCATCTCAAGTTTCTTATATTCGAGCTGCATCTTCTGGATTTCAAGCTGGGCCTTACGTTCCTCGGCCTGGGCCTTCATCTGAAGTTCAGCCTGCTTGGCTTGTACGCCAACCTGCGCCTTCTGCTGCTCAAGCTGGCCCTTCATCTGCATTTCGGCCTGCTTGGTCTGCATGTCCATCTGCAATTTCTGCATCTCAGGATCGGGGCCGGGTTCAGGCGGGGGCTGTCGGGCCTGCTCCGGGTCAACGTCCATGACATAGGCATCGGGCTGTTGCTCGCCAGCGGCCTCGATGAACTTCTTGAACGCATGGGAAATATGGTCGGCGTAGATAATCGGGCCGTTCACACCGCCCTGCAATTCAACCGCCGACTTTTGCAAGTCAAGAATCTGACGACGTGCCACAAGCTGTTGCTCACGGTTGCCATACCCAAGCCCGACATTCACCGTCACGTCCATCTGGGCGTTCCATGACGCCGGATCGACCTCAACCAACTGGTTGCGCAGGCGGATCATCTTGGGCTTGTCTTGGTACTTCACCGACATGCGGAGAATCTTGCGGAACATATCCCGAACACCCGTCTGGGCGAACACACGGGCAATCAGCATAATGCGGCGCTGCGAGGCCGACATGAGCATAGCAGTGCCTGATGCGGTGTTGTTGAGCGCATCAGGGTCCACGCCCTGGTTGAGCCTCGACACACCGGCACGGCTTTCTTTCACCTGGTCGGCATATTCCAGCATCGGGAAGATATGACCGGCAATCGAGGGCGTAACCTGCGGGACGATATGGCCGCTGACATCGTTCTGCTCCGTATCAACGACAATCGCACCGCCCACGGCGTTGTTCAGCAGGCTATCAAGATCAACCTTATTCGATACCGCATTTCGCGTATTGTTGACGTTGTAGATGTTGTCGAGAAGCTGACGCCAGATCGTGGACTTCAACTCCTGAACGTCCATCACCTGGTCTGCGATGCTGTCACCGACCAGCGTGTGGGGCATCGGTACGGGAGTGATGACCGTGAAGGGCTGTTCGTCAATCTCTTCGTTATCAAGGATCGTGTGGCCGTTGCCGCCTACCAGAACTTTCCGCGTCTCTGCAATGCCGTCGCCGTCCATGTCAACACGAAGGTAACACTCATGCAGCCAAATGGTCCGCATGGACTTGTCAACCTCAATGCCCTCAAGGTCAGCGTCGTCAAACCGCTCTGTGCGCTCTTGGTTGTATTCCCCGTCATCAGACGAAGGAATGTCCGCCAGCAGCTTCTTGTCGTAGCCTTCCGCAACCAGATCGGAAAGGGTCTTCTTCACCCGGTGACAGACGAACGGCACAATCATGTGGCCCGCTTCGTCCTCTAGTTTAACCGCGCGGCGTGAGAACATAAATTCTTCAGGCGGTACGCTGTCAACACGGACCCCGCCACGCTTCTCTGTATGAATGAAACGCGCATCCATGACAGGAACCATCTGCGGGATAAGCTGACCCGTCTGCGGGTCGGGCATCGCGATTTCTTCTTCGCGCTCCGTTACCTCATCCAGTTCCAGGCTTTCATCCTGCTCCAGCTTGGCAAGTTCTTCAGCCGTTAGACCCTTGTACCGCTTGACGGTCTTGTGTTCACGGTACTCCCAGCAGACCTTTGCAATGCCCATCTTCTGGAGCAATGCGTCCTTAAAGGTGTCGTAGAGCACCTGGAAGCCATCGTTCTCTTTCGTGAAGATATGGTTACAGTATTCCGTGGCCTGCTTTGCCATCCGCTCGTCTTCAGAGCCGACTGGATCAAACCGCACCACGTCGTCACCCGCCGTGAAAATCTC